AGAAAATAAACTTCTTAAGGCGATTGCACTGCAAGACGGTGACCAAGAACCATCGGCGATAAAAGTATGTGATCTTAACTTAAGAATGAATCAATTTAATTTAAGAATGAGATTTACTTTAGATTGGAGGCCAAGCGGCCCACCTTATTACAAAGGAGAGGTTTTTGACATATATCACAAACCACTTTTTAGAACTAAAGGGTATGATATTAATTTTTTATTACATGAGTTGCTAAGATGGACAGAAGAAACATTTGTTTTAAATAAATCAGAGCTAAATCCTTATACTCATAATCTGCACGATCAAAAAGACTCTTTTAAAGATACCCCTTTTCCCGCGCCCTCTTAATCACTTCCTCTGGTACTATCCCCTCACTAACTGCAACAAATTGATGATTACAAGCATAACCGCCCCTATTGATTAAGATATTATTCTCATTAGTCCCTTTTCTCATGCCTTCCCAATAAGCAAGTCCGTTTCTTTTCTGAGGCCAAAGCAGACCGCAACATCTATCACCATTTCCCCAGGCTTTCACTTCCTCTATATGAAAAAACTTCTTATTTCTTTCCTCACAAAAAGCGCGTGAAGTATCTTTTAGCCCTCCGACATATCGATAAAACTGAAGTCCTAAATCTTGTGCAATTGAATGATTATAGTTTGCATTATAAGCCTTGATCGAGTCGGAAGTAATAGTCTTAGTGTGTTTCAAAAAAGCCCCGTCAACATCTTCAGAACCTATTACAAAGCTTCTTAATTGCTCGGTCATAGTGCCGTAAGAGCCTCCTGTCGTAATATTTTGAATCAAAATGTCTTTTATCGGTTGGGTAAAGGCTTGATTTAATCCTGACTGCATAAGGGACTGAATGGTATTATTAACGCTGAAGGTTTTAACGGCGGCAAGCATCGGATTTACTTCAAATCCTTTCTTTATCACATTAAAATAAATCGCTTGTTCTGCTTCTACCAAATCAAATGATCCTAAATATTTAGAAACTCTCTTTTTATAAGCATCTGTAAGTAAAGTATCTTCAATGGACTTAGAGAGCGTTTTTAATACTTTGACATTTTCGGCAGTTCGTTTAATGTTGCCTAAAGAATCTAGTTTTAGCTCTTTAACAAGTCCTAAAAGTTTTGAATAGGCATTCACCTGGGAGATTTCCAACCCTTGATTGAAGTCGTTAACGGCTGTTAAGATTATATCTTCAATGTTGGAAGCTAGGACTTCAGGCGACATCTAAAGGATTGTTTGACGGTGCAAGCTGTTTTGTCTTCGGAGCTGGTAAAACTGGGACTATATCTTCTATTTTCGGCTCGTTTCCCTTTATCAGACTTTGCGCATATCCTTTCATTATTTCGTTTTGTTCTTCGCGCTCCATCTCTAAAAATCCGTCATGTTCTTCAAGGGCCGTTTTAACGAATTTGACCACGTTGTCAGATATCACTAAATCTTCTTGTAGTACTGTCTGATTTAGTTTCATGTTCATTTTATCCTCGATTGACCGGCCTGGGAAAGGGTCTAAATCAATACACAAAATTGCCCTCGCTCTTATTTCTTCGTTGGTTCCAAATCGCTTATCTATTAAATCTCTCTCAAGAGCCTCTAAATAAATCGGACTTGAATTGTTTTCTTTGGCTTTCGCGAGTTCTTCTGTTACATCCTGGATGGTTAAGATATCGAAGCTTGTAGGTTTAGAGATAATGGGTAAATACTCATCCACTCGGGAACCGAAAAGAGTTTCGTACCTGTAGCGGTTAATAAAATAAAAGACGTTTAAGACGTGATTATCATACATGTAATCTGAAATTCTCTGTAAGAAAGAATTTAATTCAGTTCTATCTATTTCTTTTGCCCTTCCTGATTGGTTTTCGCCTATTTTATTGACAATATCCATGCAGATAGCAGATAAAGCGCGTTCTAAATTGTGTTGAATTTTTTCGTCTAAGACTGTGAGTATTTCAGTCGGCACGTTAATATATCCGGCGGGAGGTACTATTTGACTTTTCCCTTCCATACTTGCCAACTTATCTGTATTAATCTGATAAACATCGAAAGGAGATTTTACAGAAATCTTTCCCGAGCCGTTACATTTTGAGCATGTAACATGCTTGTTTATTTTCTGTATGTAGATTTTACCGTCCTGGCAGTGCTGACCATCTTGGACGTTCTCACAATCCAAGGTCATTTCCCATTTTTGCGGGTGCAAATGATTAATAATCGCCCCGTCCAAATCGCTTTCTAATCTTACGGCTTTATTCCAGTAAGGAAGGGCAGCATTAAAGAAAGAAAGGTAATAATAAGGATAGGTGCGTGAATCTACCACGCCTCCTAAATTCCAAGCGGGTAACACTCCGAAATTATGATCATATCTATTAAACTCTATAAACTCCTTATTTTGATTAGAGCTTTCAGTCTCGTAAAAAGTAATTATTGAATTGATTGTAAACAGGTGAAATATTGCGCCCTCCCTGTTGTTTTTTAGTTTTACTGTATTCTGATCTTTAAAAAGGAAGAAAACGCCCTCTTTTTTATCCATTACTTGAGCTGAATTAAAAAGGACAATGTGAGGCGTTTGTAAATCTGCTTGCGGTAGTTCGTATTTCGTCGGAACTACACAAATTGCCCCGTTAGGGTCTGCAATTTGTTGCCTTAATAGAACTTCAGAAAAATAATTAAAAACGTTATCAAAAAGAGGAAAATTCTTAGTTGTGTAAACTTCTAAAGTTTCATTTTCTGCCAGTTTTACCCCTTGAGGTTGGGGAGGAAAATTAATAGAGTAAAGTTTCGGGTTGAAAATTTTCTGACCAATATAAACGGCCTTATCAAAGTCGGACAAAGTGATAGATTCCCAGGAATCAATACGGTACTGCTTGACGGCGGCCTCTTCTCTGGGTCTTGCCTTATTGAGTATATCTACCGGGTCTTCTCCCCAAGCATGTACACCCATTTCTTTAGCATGGCTTACCGTTTTTTCATAATTGGCATGCTTATACTTGTCGTCCTTAAGGATGTTAGTTAAATACTCCTGAAACTCTTTCCCCTCTAATTTATCTGGCAGCATGGTAATAAAGGTTTAAGGGAGGTTTCCCCCCCTTGGTTATTCAAAAATTCCATCGGGTGCGTCTTCCACAATAGGCAAATCGAAATCAGACCATTTAACAGTCACGGCGAAGAATTCCCATGCTTTTATGTCTCTGTCGATTTGGATTCCTGCGTCAATACTTACAGGCACTTTTACATAGTGAATCAAATCGCCGTTTGTTACAAAAGAAAAGAGTAGGTCAGTCCTTCGGTTGATCCTGTTAAAGAAAACTACGTTGTCTTTGATCCCTGGCACTTCAAAAGTTACTTCGTGGTCGCGCCCTGTCACTTGAGTTGATTTTCTTCCGAATCCTTCCGATTCAGTTACAGCCGCTTTTGGATATTCGCCCCGCGTATTCTTAATAATGTAAGCTTGTTTAGGGCTGGCATCTACAAGAGACTGCCAAAAAGCAGCGTCTGAAAGTTGGTCAGGCGATCCGTTAAAATTAACTTCAGGTTCTAAGAATCCAACTCCGATTATCCCGGCTTCATCCCCGCCGCAATCTATAGCGACAAATTCGGGTAATTCTTCCTGGGTACAATATAAATCAGCCATTTTATTGAGTTTTGGCGTGAATTAATGGCATTGTTTCCCCAATTAATTTGAGACAGCATTTTAGTAAATTAAGTTTTTAGATTGGTATGTTTTCTTTGAGAGTTTCCCGATTCCGCGTCGAAGTGCGTATTTCGGTAATCTCTCAAAGGTATAGGGTTCCTCTTTCACATATTCCCGGCCTTCGATCGAAACATGTTGGTGAGACAAGGCTACTGTAATTATCTTATGTAAGTAGTATGGAACGTAAGAAACATCTATATTCCAGACTTCTTTTATAGTTTCATAAAGTGGTACGATATACCCGTTAGATTTCGTGTAGACTTCGATTTCTTGAGGTAAATTTTCTTCATCAAATATCGCCTCTAATCGCAAATGATTTATATATCCTGTTCCTTCGTACTTTATCCCTTCGTAATCTGCATCATTCCAGTACTTAATCAAAATGTTACAGTCTAACCGGTTGCTTACTCTAATCGCTTCGCTTCTGGCGTGAGTAAAGTACTCTGTGTCATTATAAACGAGGTAAGATTTGACCTCTAAATATACTGTTTTGTTGCAAATCAATGGCAGTTCGCTTACGTTTTTGGCTATCGAGTAATAGCCGCCTCCCAAATCAATAAATGGGAGAGAATAGAGCACTGACTTAGTAGTCATATCTATTACTGAAAGCTTCGGGATAGTCGAAAACTCTTCCTCTAAGTAATAGAGCTGAAGCGTTAAAACATCGGTACACTTTAGAGGTTGTGCGTAACAAGGTTGGTAAACTCCGCAAAGGTCAGACTCGAAATAGAGCTTATCTAAGTCATCCAATTCATTACAGTGCTTTAAAACAAAACGATAAGGAATAGCCTCTGCAATAACGAGTGCCGGGTTAAAACATTCTTCAGGGATCGGCGGTACTTCGTCAACAAATTCAAGGATTTCGAAGTTATTAAAGGTATAACAGAGGGCCGCGTCTCTCACGGCGATTGAATGAACTCCAGGTGCGATCCCTGTGAAAAAGCCGCTAGATTGAAAAATCCCGCCGTCTAAAGAAAACACTATTCCTGTCTGAATGCTTGTAGCTGCAATGGTGGCAGTTCCATCGTTTAGGTCTGTTCCTGTTTCGTTCGTGTAAGTAAAAGACGATATTCGAATATTACACGCCTGATTTGCTATGTCTACATTAGCCGCCCCAAAACATCCGTTGTAATCTCTTAAAACTACAGTATAATTTCCTGAATTCAACCCGGAAAACACATTGCTTGTTTGCCAAGCTCCGTCAGGGTTTAATCTGTATTCTATGGTAAATGATGAAGTTGCATTAACTGTAATCTTTCCAACTCCTGACGCATTTGTATCATTTGCAACAACAACACTCGAGATAGCTAAATCGCATGGAGGTACAGGATTATAATAGATGTTAATATTAGAGCCATTACTATTTACAATAATCGGGTAACCGATATTCCAAGTCGCTCCGTCTGCTAAAGCTAGAATTGTTGTCGCGCTGCCACTCGCAGTTACTGAGTAATTAGTTAGTCCGACATTAGAAGTCCACCAAGATACTAAGGCGGCGGCGGCCTCTGGCCCGTCCATTCCGGAGGGAAAGGTAAACTTTTTCGATGTTCCTGCCCCGTCTACAGATGGAAAAGTAATACTATCCGTAACGGCAGCGTTAACAAATTCAACAACCAAGTGAGACTTTGCCATTATAATAAAATTAAATCACCATTTTCCATCAGTAAATCAAATCCATCTTGCAAAAGAAGTGTTTCCGCGTCTTCGGGCACGTAGTTAAATGGAAGTTCATTTGCTGCTATCATTTTAAACTTTCCTATTCCCCTTGTGACTTCCGATTCTACCTCTAAAATAAAGGCTTCTATTCCTCCTTCAGGAAACAAATCACCTGATATAAAAATTGACTTGTTTCGATTAGCCTTAAGTACATTCAACTCCCTTAGAGAGAATGGATACTCGAAAATATATTCGTTTGGCGACCATAACGGTTCAACTTCCGGTAATTCGGCATAAGCCCAAAGGATACTTTCCCCTCCTTTTAAAAGTTCGGCATTGTAAGAGCCTGGATAAACTATCTCGCTTACTTTTTGCTCCATTTGGACAATATAATTTCCCTCTCCGGACTGAAAATTATATTTAGTGCCGAGTTTTTTAAGCAAGCCTCCGTTTATTTTGTTTCCTTGCCTTAAAAGGTTGTAAGCCGTCCAAAGTCGCAAGTTATAGGCTGTTTCAGGGGATAGGAGGTTATTGACAGTATCAAAGTATTCGTTTCGCTCTGATTTGGTCGGGTCTGTATGAAGGACGGCGACAATAAAAAGTAAGTTATCGTACGCCGTATCTGTAGTCAAAGTCGCATTATATTGCGCCCTTCGTGTTACTTCGATTAAAGAGCCTGAAGCGATCACTTGAGAGACTAAGTTTAAAGTTTCTCCTATTGTTTTAAGATCGGTAGTGTAGTTGTGGATAGTACAAAACTCATCCAGGCCGTTTATGTCCTCCGGAAGGCTTTTTTCATAACCTATCCTTATTTGATTGTAAAATTTATCCTTTGAAATATTCCTTTTCATCTTCGAAATGAAAGTGAAAGAGAGAATATTTTCCTTAGTGTAGGCGTAGTTTAAAGATTCGATTCTTATCCTTTGAACTCCTTCGATTTCTTCTAAGGAAAGAGAAAGACAGAAAATTGCGTCTAAGCTTTCATAGATCGTTTTGAAATCCAACTGTAAGGGACGATCTACATAGGGAAAATTGCGAATATTGAAACCGTTTTGGATTACATAATCAGCGTAAACTCCATTTTCTATATAAGAGTGATAGGGCGCGCCGATATAACCGAAGGTTTCAGAGTAAAAGGAGTCGTTTCTGTTGGTGAGTTTATTACATAGGTTCTGTAAAACATCGTGAATCCGCATTGCGGGAGCGGTACTTGGAAGAGTAAATGTTTTACCTGTGATTTTCAAGTAAGAGCCTTCGTTTAATAAAAAACCTGCCCAAAGCGCGTTAATAGCGTTAATCGCAACAAATCTTTCATATTCGGCCTCAATTGTGACGGCAGTATATAAAAAGACTTTGTCTCCTACTTGTAATTGGAATTCAGATAATAAAAAAATAATTTGCGGCCCTGTTATATCTGCATACATCGTTCCGCAATGGTTTGAGCTTCCCCAATCAACTGAGCTTTGATATTTTTCTACATCGTCCTTATCTCTGATTATAAAGAAAGTTTTTATTTTAACAATATCTAAGGTTCCGTCATTTAGTCCGCATTGCGCTTTAGATGTTACTAAAGTTGATACGTGCTTAACTGAAACCATTGCAGTCAAATCTATTTTTATATCAAAGGTGTGTAAACCTTCCTCTTTTGCCGTGTAGATCGGCGGCGGCTCGTTGTCGCTTGCGCCTCCGGCTACTTCCCAATAATCTGTAAGTTCTTTTATTCCTGCCGGGAATCCATATTGAAAGTAAGCGGTTCTTACTATATGCGTTGTGTCGGGTTGATTTGGAAAAATCCCAGTTCTTCCTGCATCTGGAAAACCGGGAGCTCCGGCCGGAATTGTGAAATGCAAAACATCTCTAAGCGGTGCAATCGGTTGTTCTCCTGTTTTTACTTCGCTCCTTACCTGTTTTACCAACACTTTAGAATGCATCGACAAAGTATATGGAGTATAAGTCTGCAACGCAACCCCGTCAACGCTCTTATTATCTTTAAAACTTACTTGTAATCCTGTCCTTTGGTCGAAAGTAGTCCAAAAATCTTCCTGCTCTGAAATACAGGTAACTCCTTTTTCAGTTTCGATTAAATCTTCAAGGTTCAACTTACCTAAATAAACTACTTCCCATTCGCGCCCGTGGTCACTGATTTCGACCTGGATATTTACAATAGCATCCGGCCCGTATTTGCTTTCGATATAAAGTAAAAATTCGGCCCCTCCGTTATACCCATTGTTTGCCCTCCTAAATTCTAGTTGCGTCGAGTATTCAAATAAAATAGAGTGATATTTCTTATCTCTTTCGAGCTTAAATTTTACGCCGCTCCAGCCTACAGGCTCATCTATAAGTAGATCGCCCTCGATAGCGTGAATAAGCATAAATCTAAACTCTATAGCCTTTCTCATTTTGCTCTATATTTTCTCTCTAAATACTTAGTCCGTGAGGCTCCTTTTTCTTGATAGCGGGTAAATCCGTCTTCATCAAAAGAGAACTTATTTACCTGGATTTTCTTTAGTTCTTCTATCAGCTCCTTATTTTCATTAATTATGAGTTGAGACCCTCCAAATCTTCCGGCTGCTATATCATTTAATATTTTAGGATCGATTTTATGATCGAAAATCGCGTTTAGGATAGGGTTGTACTTCTTTTTAGTGGCAACGGGAATTACCATCTCTCCCGGTGTTAAGAATGCTGCCTCTGAATCTTTATTTCCTTTTCCTTTTACTCCTTTGGTTCCTTTAGCGTAAGCGGGGACTTGTTGCGAAGAAATGGCTGCGATTTGGACAGCTCCGGCGGCTGCTACTAATACCGCGAGAACGATACCGGGCAATCCCATACTCAAAGCTGCGGTAATTCCTTGCGCCACATTTATGATCGCGTTGAAAATAGCCAACCTTTTTTCTCTTTCGGCTTGTTTTCTTCTTATTTCGCGTTGCTTGCGGTCGAATTCTATTTCGATTTTATTACGCTCGACGGCGTTGGTTCCTGCCAGGGCTAATTCAACTTCTTTATTGGCTGTTAGTCGTTCTAGTCTCTGATCGTCGAGTTGGTTTTGATAATTTACTACCTCTGAATATAGATTTTGAACGGCACTTGTATAGTCTTGCGCGAGTTGTAGATTTCTCTCGTATCGTTCTTTTGTTCTTAGGTCTTCAAATTCATCTTGGGTTTGTTTAACCATAAACGCCTTGCCTCTCGCTACTATCTCCTTATCTATTCTCTCAACAAATTTATCTGAACGTTTTTCGATTGACTTAATAACCTCGTGCTCTCCTGTTACTTGCTCTCCGTAAATTTTTTTATATATGAGACTTGCTACTTTTTGGAATTTTTCAAGTTTCTCGTTTGCCTCATCTATTTTTAATTGTTCGAAATCAACCGAAACCAAATTTTTCATTGCCACCTCGGCTTTTTTAGCTGCTTGTCCTAATGTGGTTAGTCTCTTTATTTTCTCCTGAATTAATTCTATTTGTCTGGTAAGAGATAAAGCCTCTTTTTCTGTTGTGGCTCGTTCTCTTTCAGCGGTAAGCTCACTTTGTTCCCTTCTGAGTTTTTGGAGCAATCCAACTTCTTTTTCTGTTACTCCCTCTAACTGCTCTCTTTTTTTGATAAGGTCTTCTAGAATATGTATTTCCTCGGTCAAAGAATGTAGCATTCCTCCGGCGTTGTTATCCATTATAGCCCCAAGCCTTGCCCGTTGCTTAGTTTTTTCAATATATTTTAACTGCTCTAAGTTTAATTTCTCCCATTCTGTAACCTGTGCCGCTAAAGCCTTATTGTCAGATTCTATTTGCCTGGTCGCATCGGTTTTAATTAATTCTGTGAGTTGGTTGGCGTATCTTGCAAGCTCTGAAGTGGCAAATCCCATTATCCCTGCACCTTCTTTTCCTATCGTATTGAAAAGAGTATCAAAGGCGTCATTCATATTTGATACTTTGCCTTCTAATGTAGCACTAATAGCAGCCATTCCCCCGGCTACTCCTTTCATTTCTCCGAATGCTTCAACCATTTTTAACGCTCCCGCCTCAGACTTTTCGGCCTCCACGGTCATGCCCCTGAAAGTTCCAATTATCTTATCTCCGTTGACTTTTACTTTTACTCCAAGCTCTGTCCATCTTTCAGAGTTTGTTACATCCAAAATTGCTTCATTAACTTGCTGTAAAGGCTTGCCTAAAGCACTGGCAAGATCACCAATTTTAGTAAGAGAAGATGTAGTAGGTTTAATTCCCCTGTTGGCTAACTGAACATAAGCCTCTGTTAGTTCTCGGACTGAAAAAGGAGTTTTTGCTGCAAATTCTTGTATTTCAACTAAGGCGGCTTGAGCGAGGGATTTACTGCCTAAAGAATTGCTTAAAACAGCTTCAAACTTTTGAAATTCAGCGGTAACGTTGAATATTTTTTTGCCTAAATCTAAAACTGCATCAATGGTGAACGCGGCTACGGCTGCCCCTGCAATTTTTTTAAAAGTATTACCAAGCCCGTCCATTGCTGTCGAGGCTGTTTTTGTTGCCTTGCTTAGATTTGTTGCTTCTTTTGCGGCTTCTTTTAACGCTTTCTCGGTCTGGTTTCCTGCTTTCTTAGCGTCCTTTCCTAATTCTTCAACTGCATTAGATGATTTTTCTGTATTCTTTGCAATTTTTTGAAAGAGGGCAATAACTTGCTCTAAGTCCGTAGTCTCTACACTGTAGGTAATTTTAACATTCTTCTCAGCCACGGAAGCACATAGAAAGACGGGGTTTTAATGTTTTTCGGCAAGATTGCCACAAGTAAAATATAAATATAGTTGATTTTTAGCTAGATTAGTTCAATATAAAGGGCATCCGAATTCGAAAAGTTTTAAGTATTGTGAGTCATTAGAGCATCTTACGTTTAAGATGCTTTATTTTTTTGTAACTTCCCACTTATACACTTTTTACGATATACGTTTTAAAACACTTCTTTATTGAGGTGTTTTATTTTTTTGGCGGGTGTTTAAGGCAAGAAACGTATAAATTAAAGGCAAATTCAAACTGAGTGCCAGGATAAGCTTTACAACAATCTTCACAACCTTTTTCTACCTCTTTTAAGTTCTGTCTATTGAGCATAAGCCACCAAACTGCGCCTCTTAAACTACTTGTCCTAGCTCCATGCCTTTTTTCCATTTGGAGGTGTGGCCGCGTTAGATTTAGCCGAAGCTTTGTGTAAGCCTTCCAAATGAAAATAAAAATCATAGACAGATAACGAAAGCAACCTTTTTTCCTCATCAATATCAAAATTTGAAATCTTTTTAAGTTCGTGGAATTTATCGTCTATAATCCGTTGTCCGAGGGATGTAAGAAGAGTGAATCTATCTCGTTTATTATCTCTTCGGCTGCCCTGACCTTGTTCAAAAAGGCTCCTGAATCTGACACGAATGAATTCAGTAAAGGAAAGATATTTATCATAGGCGAGGTTAAAAAAAAAGCGTGTTCTTTTGATTTTCTGAAGGTTTTGAGCTTGTCAGCGTTCTCGGAAGGATAGAAATTCTCTAAATCTTCGTCATCTGTGAAATAAACGACCGTGGCGATTTTATAAAGTAGTCCTAGTTCCTGATTTATCTTTATTCTCTCTCTGAGGGCTTTGATTGTATAGGATGCATCTCCGATTTTCCCTCTTTCTACCTGATCCTGTATTTTTTCCAGGTAAGATTCTAAAGGTTCGAACTCCATGCCGTTTCTATATTGATCTATGTAGAAGTTCATATAGAACATTCTTAAATGAGGCGTTTTAGATGTTTCTTTAAAACGGTAATAGGAAACGTTATCTATTTTAAACGCTAGTTCTACTTTGTCTCTATAGTCTACGTGGTAGATGTTTCTTTTTTCAGGGTCTTTTTTAAAAAATGATCGGAGTAGATTCATTAAGTGGAATTTAATAAAAAAAGCCTGAATTTTCTCCAAGCCTTTTAGTTATGAATCAGTCACATTTATAAATCCTTATGGGTTTCGGTAGGATACAATAAAATAAACTAGGGCCGTTCCCAGATTAACAAAAATAAGTGTCATTGCTGCCGTGTTTCTTGGAACCGGGTACATGAGGTTAAAAAAGAAGATACAAGCGATTGCCGCCACATTGACGATGATCATTAATATGAAGAAATTCCAAGCTTTATTCATTACCATTCTTGTCTATAAAATTCGTAAATGTCCCAAAGTTGGCCACTCGTTCCGTAAAATGTCTTTGTTTGGTCGTGCTCTCTGAATTTAAGATTGACTGTAACGTATGCATTCGCGCTGTCTATTCTATGAACGAAATAAGTAAAGTTTTGATCTTTCTTTATTATGACTTTAATTGTAGTGTCTTGACGTGCTGTAGTTTGAATTATCCAAGGCTCTTCGAATTTCCATTCGCTTTTATACATATAAGCCAACACTATTCCGGTCTTTACTTTCGATTTAATGGTAATGGTAGCTTCATTTGAATAAACTTCTTTCTTTGGCGTTGCCTCCTCGATTTGTTCGCAGCTAAAAAGTAAACCTATAACGAGTATTAATAATAACTTTTTCATGTTTAGAGTTTTTTTACCAAATGTAAAAGGCTCTAATCAATAATCCCGTTAATAAAATTCTGAATTTGAACTAAGGTAAGATTTTCGACAAAGAAGCGATCTCCTGAATTCATAACTAATTCTAAGCCGTCTGCACTATCGTATATAAATTGAATTTCTGTTAGTTTAATTAAACCTATTCCCCTGCTTAATTTGGTTCTTACTCCTTCTGAGGTCAGGGAAGTTTTAACCGTGGCAATTTTCATTAGTTTGAAATGGGTTTTATTCATTTTTTAAGTATTATTTCGTCTGAAACTCCATTTACAATTCCTCCCTTCGGGAATTTTGGCGGCATCGGCATATCTTCAATAACTTTTAACTCCCATTGAGCCCTTCTTACAATGATTGTAATAATAAGTATTAATTTAAATTGTTGGGCTGTCTTTTTGATGGTCGAAGGTTTGTATTTTACAACTTTTTCAAGCCTTTTTACATACTTCACTCCTAAGTCATAAACTCGCTTCATTTCGGCGGCTTTTTCCTCGCGCGTGGTCATTTTAGTTACTCATTAATTCGTCCATTCTTTCTTTTAATTGAGCTTTCTTACTTTCTAGTTCTCTGATCCTGTCAATGATAAATTCTTTTTGAATCTCAGTAACGGCTTTTTCTATTCGATTTGATAAAATAGCTTGCGTTAGGTCGGCTTGATTCATCATAAATATTCTAATTGATACTACTAAAAATAAAGCCCCTGAAACATAGTCGGCGATATGGATCAAATATAAACCAGTAATCAAAAAGACCATTTCAACAAGGAAATAAAGTCCGGTTTTAAGGAATGGATTTTTAATCATTTTCCTCTCTTATTTCGTTTCCGTTCATTAATCTATATAAATCTCGAACATCGGACATGTTCCATACTCTTTTAAAAGATAGTCCGTGATAGTTGTCGCTTTCTCTAATGTAAACGGTTCCATCTTCATCATCTGCCGTCCATGTTCTATTAGGGTCGTCTGGATGAACAAAACCGAAAGTATAATCAGACCACTTAAAACCCAAAGCGCGAAATACTTCATCCATTGTCGATAGTTATATGTTTAGAAATTGCTTGACTTATAATATAGTTTGCTCCTACCATTGAGATTACGTAGATAGGCCAAAAATATAAAGGCTGGTCAACAAATATAAGAAATCCTGCACTTCCCCAAATTGAAGGCATGCAAATAGCACATTTATAAAAAGGTTTTAGCCAATAATCTACAGAGTCGGTTTTCTTTTTCCATCTTCTATAGTGGTTCTTTTCTTTGATAAGTGTTAGCTCATAATATATTTCCGGTTTTACTCTTTGATATAAATAAGCTCTTATTCCTCTGTCTATATTTTCGAAAATCATTCCTTCGGTCATAGAAGCATAAACCGCCCAAATTATAAGATCATTTATTACCCAGATTTCGAGCATCATTCTTTTATTTGGAATCGCGTTATTTTTTCGACCGCTTCAACAACGAAGATTTCTTTTAATTGGGCTGCCATTTCTATTTTAAACTCGTTCCCTCCGTATTCTTGATGTAGTTCATTTATTTTGTCTTCCATTTCTTGAATAGTAGGAAAGAGTAAAAAATGATAGCCTCCACCATTTTCTGGAAAGGTTAGCCGCTCATAAATCAATAAATAATCTTCCATAATTGTATTATTTTGCGTTTTGTCCCGCGCTGAGACTTTGCGGTTTGTACTTTTTCGGGTTATCTATAAAGTCGGGAAAATTAGCATCGAGCAAGTAACGGAACCAATCTAAATGATGATTGCCGTTTGATAAACTATCCTTAATTAACTCCCCGTGCTCATCCACTGCCGCCTTTCCGCAATCTCTTATAACTCCTTTACAGTTTTCCCCGATTTCAATAATTGCATTAGTTAGAATTGAATTACAAAGCGTTCTACTGTCATCTAAATACAAATTTTTCCCTCTTACTTGCATTTGCTCATCTCTTAGTTTGAGAGTAGACCTTACTACCTTCCAACTGGTAAGACCTGACTTTGCAGCAACGCGATTATTCCCGCTTGCGTCACCTGTTACCTTAAGGTTGGAAATCATTTGCGGGTACTTAGCAATTATTTGTTTACAAACTTCCTCCGGGTCACTGTTTGCAATTGAAAATTCATCTATAATTTTCAGAGTTAAGAGGTTGTACCTTTGAGCTACGCCGCAAGTCATAGGATTAACGTTAAAATCCAAGCTTATCCAGAGAGGAAGATTAGGATTAAGCTCAATAGGTTTGGTTTTATGTTTAAGCTCAGAAAAGGCGTATAAATAAGGCTTATCATTAGCGTTTACAAATTCCCCGTCAATCTCTTGAAGGCGGTTCAATTCGTCAAGCTGTTCGGCTAGTTCGTCAATTTGGTGACGTGGTATAAATGGGTTATCGTAAGAGGTATACTTTAGTCTCCTGAAGTTCTTGTCGCCGTCTTCAGCTCTTTTTGCTAACGTGTAGAATTTATGCTCCCCGTCCTTATGATATTTGCCTTTAGGAACCCCGGCGGCTATGAGTTGACTATCTGAGTAATCTGTGAGCATCGGTAAAACTGCGTTGTCATAGAGGTAATTGTCTTTAAGAATAATCCCGGCCTCATTTAGGAAAATTTTCTTATATCCGAATCCTTCCCAGTTTTCGGGCCTGTCAGAGCTTCGAAAATCTATAACTGAATCTAAAATTTTTAATTCTCTTCTTTGTTGATGCCATGAGTAATTATCTGAGCCTAGTATTTTAAGGACAGGAAGGAAGTATCTCTCAAAATATCTATCTATGTTGCCGTTTATTGTATCACCCCACAACATAGGGGTAATTCCATCTAAGGCGTATTCTATGTAAGCCTGTGCGGCTCCCCTGGTCAATCCAAATCTTCGACCTTTGGTTACGATAGTATATTTTTTAAACTGATCGTCAGGAGGAAAAAATATTTCCATTTGCGCCCGCGAGTAATCAAGATCAAGATTTATTATCGTTTCCACCGATCACGTTTTTGGTAATATTTATTTTAACTCCTTCTTTAGGGATGAATATATCTAGTTTACGAGGGATGAAATAAGGGAAGAACTTGACTAAGACTTCCAAGTATCGGGTTTTATTTTTTTTTCGGATAGATTGAAGGGCATCTTTTATGTTATCCACCTCCCCTTCCATTATATCAACAAATAGCTCTTTGGCTGCCTTGGTTGTTTTACTTTCAGCCCCCTTCGGCTTTGTTGGTTTATGTCCTTTTTCAAATGGTCTGCCGCGCATATTTTTGCAATATTATTGCGAATTATGAGTAAAATATATCAACTCTCATCTTACTTCCATCTAGCAAAGTGATAAATACAGTTAATCCGGTTTTATGGAAGTAAAAAAGCATTATTTTTGAGGCGTTAGTTCAACCTGAATTGTTCCATCATCCAACTTAACAAACCTTACCTGGTTATCTTCTATTGTAATTGGGTCTGAATAGTAAGGATAACCAGATTTTACAAACGATTGATTAAAGAATTTATAACTTACTCCATCTTTTCGATAGAAAAATTCCCCGCTTATTTTTCTGATTGTTCCCATAGGTTTGCTTTTATTAGTTTATCGTAATCCAATTCAAGTTTACTTATTCTAGATTGAATCCATTTAAAAAGCTGATAATCTTTGATTTCATCCTGAATTTTTTGACTTTCTTCAATTTTGGCCTCTAAAATAACTAAGCTGTCATATGTTTTCTTGAACAACTCAGGGCTTGTAAACAGTGGTGTATTTGGCTGCGAACCTTTAATCCAATATTTTTCAGAGGCTTTCATATCTCTTTTTATTTTTGATATTCAAGTAATTCGAAAAACATGCCAAACGAAGCCTTCTGATTGAACCGTTCCTAAAAAGATACCTTCTGATTTATGAGGCTTTCCGGTTGGAATTATTCCAAAAGTCCTTCTTACTTTCTCTTGTCTTTCCTGCTCTATCTGCCAAAAAACTATATTTCCTCTTTGGGTCTGACAAGAGAGAAAAACCCCTCTCGGAATATACAAAGTTTGAATCTCAATTAAGTCCAATTCATATTTGTAAATAATGTCTTTCATATCTCTTCGACCTCCCAACCGCTAACCGTTTGCATAAGAGTAATCACTTCCTCCACTTCAGATTGAGTTTTAAAGTTCTCCCCTTTTGCAACTATTTTGATTCCATGCCAAACCATGAAAGACCACTTTTCACCTGTGGTAGTGTGAACTTTTACGATTTCATAATAAAAATTTTTGTTCATGGTCTTTTTTTCTAACAATTCAATAAAATCTTTCTCTTCTTTCATTCAAACTATTTTAAAAACTTTAGACAAATATTATGATTATATCGATACTCGCTTATTTTTTTGTCCATTTCTTTTTATCTCGGCGGCTTTTATAGCTTTCTGGGTTAGGCGTTTCGGCGGGTACAAGTTGGATAATAAGCCCGTCGGGAAATTCCAAGTAATATTTTCCTTTTAGTTCAAAAAAACGCTTGGTCGCTCCTACCTCTTCAATAAGTTTTGCCTTTTTAAGTTTCAGGTACTTTTGTTCGAATTTCTGCCAAACCTTTTTCATTTTCAACCATGAATCAAATTTTGATAGTGTTTTATTAAGAGTTTAAGATTGAAAGGCTCTAATTTGAAGAATCTATTCTTAAGAATTTCCAATTCATCCAGGTAAGCGAGGCCGAAATCTTTTATTAGGTGCCTGACAAAGGCGGGTTTATTGCCTTCGTGATACATGTTACAGGCCAAACATTGGCAAAACACATTTTTTTCCTCGTATCGGGTTCCGTAATATCTTCTACTAAGGTAGTGGCCGGCCTGTAAATTCGTCCAGTGGTATACTTTTCCGCAAGTATAGCAACGGTTTAAACCTCTTTCATCCATGCCCCTTTGACGTATGAAAATACTGAAAACCTTGTCTAAATCCAAAATGAGTTGTTTTACCTGAGTTTCTTTATCTAGGTTTTTAGTCGAGATTCTTTTTACTCTCCTGTATTTTGGTTTTGGGGTCTTCACTGGTTTTGGGTCGGGTTTTCCTTTTGGCTCTCTAAACATTTGGTTTTCTCTTTAAATTAATGAATCCAAGCTGGGAAAAGTCGCTTTCTAATACTTATTATGCTTTCCCCGTTGTAATATTTATGGAAGATTCGGCGCGCTTCGCCTTCGGTTTCAGCTTCAACTATTGAGCCGTGAAAAGTTCCGGTTACCGCCCATGAAATAAGCGTTCTTTTTTCTTCCATGCCTACCAAAAATTTCTTAATCTACTTTTTCTCTCTGATTTTGCTTTATCTCTCGGCTTTCGACACTCTTTACAGATATTTTCGTGACCATCTCGGTTACCTGGTTGTCGGTGAAAGTCTTCGAGGGGCTTGGATTCGTTACAGGTGTTGCATGTTTTCATTGCCATACTTGATCGTCTCTTAAATGGATTGTTACTATGTTGCCAGACTTTGACTTTCTATCTAAAACAATGGTATAGCGAAAATTTGCCTCGGCTCTGCTGTGCCAATGAAGCGATACTGCAACCACTTTGCCTATTTCCCATCTTCCATTTCGATAGTTAAATGCTGTTACCTTATCGCCTATTAAAGCCTTTGGAGTGTAAACTTTTGTTTCTGTTTTTTCTACTATTTGCATGTAGTTAAAGATTTATAACTTTTATTAAAATCCTTTTCAGATGGATAGAGAGGAAATAAATTCAACTGATTTGGGTCGATCGGGTCAGGCAAAACTGGATCGTTCCAATTGTCGTCGTCACCCCTTTCCCAATCCCATTTAAACCATTCAGTGCAAACAGGCCAACCTTCAGAATCAAAAACCCATTCTCTTTGCGGGTCAGGTGCATTAAGTAAAACTCTATCCAGCACGGGACATTTTTTGTCACTTAAAATTCCAGTATGAGTGAATTTTTCATGGATGCAGCATGAACAAAAAGCATCCTCGAAAATCATTCCTTCCGTTCCGTTGCTTGGCATAAATGAACTTCCGGCCATTTCTGGATAATTGTAAAGCACTTTCGGTGTCATAATCAAAAAGGGGCTACTTCCGGTTTATCTTTTTCATAAAAATTAATAGGCTGTTGTGCCACTGGTATTTCCCAACCGTTAAGCGGGGAATCTCCATTTTCTTCGTTATATCGATTGGTTTTCCTGTCGAAAGTCAATTCAATTACTCCCGGTATTCCTACAAGCTTCTGATTTTTGACTTTATGGACATGGAGTTGGACTGCTTGGTCTGTTTTGTCTGCATGAAAATTAGGTCTATGGGCTGCCACTATTACGTCCATCGCGTTTAGCCACATTGCGCCGCCTCTCAAGTTGTAGCCGTCAGGAACAGGTAATGAACCATCTTTGTTTTTTACAATCCCGCCTCTTGGATGCTCCACGAAGTTGAAAACCAAACCTTTTCTAATCGCAAAATCTTTGATCATTGCGAATTTTGAGGCCAAATATTCATCCAAAAGGCCGCTATAGTTGTGGATAACTTTATTCCAAGGGTCTAAAATGCAACCGTCTGCGCCTTCAGTGCCTACCACATAATCAAAGTATTTTAAAACTACATCGGCTGTTTTTAATTCTTCTGGATAGATGACAGTAAAGTACTTATCAACGAATTCTATTCCCCGGTTATATTCGGCCTCCGACATTTGCAAAAGTCCGTAATACGGGTCTGTAGTTTTTCCGATGTAGGAGTGTATCAAAGTATCATAAATTTCCTCTGGGGTAAGGTTCCCTTTCTCATCAGAACCCATATTTTCAGGGCAAAAGATTACCCATTTTTTCTTCGCATAAATTGATCTTGCCAAAGCCAATTGTAAAATCATTTCGGTTTTCCCGTGGTTTGGAAATCCTGTCCAAGCGTACAAAAAACCTCTTTTCCATGTCATGTGCGGATCAATCGACCGGAAATAAGTTGTTTCTCCTCTCGGTTTTCCTTTCTTGAAGGAAAGTTTCATGCTGTCGGCATAGTCTGAGGCTTTGTAAATTCCCTTTTTGTAGGTCTTTTTTTCTTCGGGGTTACTGTCCAAAACTTTCATTATTTCGCCGGAAAATTCAGTGCCGTAAGTCATTT